AAGCAACACAAGCAGTATGCGGAAAACCTTGAGGGGCGCACCGTTCGTAGTTTGGCGTCCGAACTGGACAAGCTCAAACGCAGGATTGCGGTCATAAGGCAGGAACTAGAACGCCGCGACAGACTGCTGAAACGAACGTCGTAATCATCCCGGCACTCCATTCGGCAGGAAGCTAAGTACTACTGTCGATAGGCCCTGTAGCGGGGTGAATGTCAGGTAACAGATACCGCCGGTCGTCATGGTTCGCATCAGCCCTTCGGTGTACAGGGTTGAATCCGGCTCTTCATCGAACCACAGGACCTCGATGGCGCTTCCCTGGAAGGATTCTCTACCCTCCTGGTAGCTCTTGAACGAGACGCTCGAGGTGCCACCTGAGGCGTGCTTCACATAGATCGTGTCGACCGCTTCCGCGATCCCCTGCTTGGTGGTGCGGTGCGTGATGGCGTCTCCCGGTATCATGCCAGTTCCCGGACTGCTCACCTTGCCGTACAGTTTCTCCTGCAGCACTTCCCTTACAGTCTTGTTGGTGTCACCGCACGCCCATGCCTTGATGGCGCGGTCGAACCGCTTTCCTGTCCACCACTTAGGGTAGTTTCCGGTCAGGTGCAGCGTTGTCTCGTACGCGCCAGCGTCCGATTTGCCCACGCGGTTGGCCGCCATGAAGCAGCGTTCCCGATGCGGTGCCCCATCGCAGCCTTCCGGGCAGGAGGGGAACGGTGTGTGCCTCCCGCCGGCGGCAAAGAACTGCATGTGCTTCGGGTATAGCTCCCTGCGGCATGCGCCCGTATCAGGGAAGTACTCAGCTATCCGGTTCCGCGACCGTCTCTGCTTTTCCGCTGCAATCAATCGCAGCATTTCTTTCCGCTGCTGATCGGTCACTTGAGGCCGCGAGATACAAGGTGTCGAGTGCATCTAGTTGATCCTGCGATAGTTTACTCAAATCGATGCTGACGTTAGCCTGTATATCGGCAGTGAGGGAAACGTTCGTCGTACTGTTATCCCTGTACTCCGGGATGTGCTTTTTCATGCTGAACATCAGCAAGATGTCCGACTTCCGGCGGGTCTTGCCGACTTTTTGGCCCTGATACCAGACGTCCTCTTCCGCGCCCACGGTCGCCCGCTGGTGCAGCTCCTCCTCGAGGTACTCCTTGTACCTGGAGTGCGCCTCGACGAACCCCGCGGCGTATTCCGGGTTGAGCAGCCACTCGTAATGGATCTGACGGTTGACGCCGGCGATCCGTGCGGCCCGTGACAGGTTGCCCGACTTGGCGAACTCGGTCAGGAACTTTTCCTGATCGGTCGGCGTGTATTTAACTGTTATTTTCCGCTTGCCGCTTTCGGACGGTGGCCTATGGATTCTGTCAGGCATAATACAGCATGTGGCACATTTTAACTTGTCAATATTGATAGGAAAAGGGCCGCCGGCGGCCCCGATTTAGGGGGCGAATCTCAGCCGAAATGTTACAATAATCTGCCACGTAAATCTTTATAAGACAGTTAGATAACCGTTTCTAAAATACGTGTTTTGTGCGTTCATCACGATATTACCTGTCATACTCCCGACAGGTAATCGCCCGAGGATTCCTCCGGATGGACGTGAAGGTAGCGTTGAGTGGTTGCCAAGGAGGCGTGGCCCAGTGTGTGCTGAATCAGCGGAAGCGGTGCGCCGGCATCCAAAGCGTGGGTCGCGTGTCCGTGCCGCATCCAGTGAGCCGTCACATGCTCCTCAATCCCGGCCCGCTGAGCAGCTTCTGATATGACGTGTGTTATGCGCGTCCGGTCCATCGGGCGCGTGTCGCCATTACGGCTGACAAACACGGGATCGGTGGGTTTGGCATCGGCAGGCCGAATCACCATCAGCGACTGCCAGATTTCGTGCGACACACGGATGGTTCTGGTCTTGTCGCCTTTGCCCAAAACGGTTATCTGCCCATCGCGCTTGTCCCGCTCCCGGCAATCCATCCAGCGCAGGCCCGACGCCTCTGACGCCCGAATCCCCGCCCCGTACAGCACACGTATAATCGCCTGATCCCGCGGCTTCTCGGTCAGCCGGATCATGCGGCGGATGTCCTTCGCCGGCAGAATCTTCTCAGCCAGATTGTCCGGAACGTGCTGCAATCTCAGGGCACGCCCCACGTCAAAAGGGATGGCGCCGATCCGGTGGGCAAACCCCAATATCGATTTGATCGTGGACATTTTGCGATTGATCGTACTCCGCTTCAAATGGCCCCACGTTTCCTCGTACTGCTGGAGCACCGCAAGGGTCACCTGGCCAATACGCATCGGACGGCAGAATGCCTGAAAGTCCCGGATTACCGGCATGTAGGTCTTCATCGTGGACGCCGGCCGTCCGTGTTCCCAAAGAGTTACAATCGGTTCCCACTCCGGGTTGTTCTGGGGGGCCGCCTTGACCAAGGCCTTATCGCCGCGCTTCACGTAGGAGCCCCGTAGCAGAGGCAATCAGTCAGAACTACGACAAAGTGTGGCAGAAACACATCAGGTACGCGGTCAATATGCCACATTCCACGAATATTGTAATAATTTTCCCTTTTATGCGGCGCAGCCATCTTGTGGCCGTTCGGCCGGCAACCGCCCGCTTGGTGCGCGGGATCGGGGCCGAGGTAGCGGATGCCCAGGATGCGCTTCTTGGAAGTGATCACATGGACGTCAGCCTTGCCCATCAGTGCCTGCGCCCGTTCCGGGTGTGCGTGTTCGAGAACCTCGCCGGCGTGGTCGTACACCGGGGTACGCGCCGATAGACGTTTATCTCTGTGTTGGTTGTGCATCGTGCTGGCAAAGAGACAACCCGCCTAAACGCTTATACGACACTGATGCCGGCAACAACGTTACAGGCGGGTTTCGTTCAAAAAGGAGACTTTCAATCGAGGAGAATCCGCCCCGAGTTAGGGACGTACTTCGGGTATCAGGGCAGACATGGCATTCGGCTCACTGTGAGTCCCAGGCCTTCCAGAATAGTGGCCGCCTAACTAAGTCCTACCGCGGTAGTATATCGCGGCACCGCTTTGATTGCACGCGGTCCGATCCGATCTTCCGCCACCAACCCCTGCTGATCAGCGGGGGCGATGACCGAATCCAACTTTTCCATACTGATCGTACAAAGACTGAGAAATCTCTTCGGCCCCAATCTTTCCTCGACCGCAGCCATATCCGCAATCCATCTTTTGAGCGGCCGCGCCCCGATCTGCAATACGAATTGGGCGCCGTCTTCCATGTACGCTGCATCCGGCGGTTGGTCTTCGTACCAGCCGGCTATGATCGATCTTAATTGCTCGTACCGTTTCTCCGCGATCCGGAGCTGGGCGACGTGGGCGGCCAGCGTGCCGAACTCGTCGATCACCTTGGCTCGGATCGGGTCGCGGGTGGGCTGGTCGATCTGGCGTACCTTCGTTCTCGTCGCCTTGGTGGTGCGTGGCAAATTTAAGTTGTAACCGTGATTGCGGTTTAAGTCAACCGCTTATTCTCTTCAAGTACGGCGACCTTTCGGTCAATGCCTTGTACGTACTCGATCAGCTTATCGATCCTGCTTCCGAGATAGATGTACAACGCTCCGTTCATCAGGATGCCTACCAGCGGGACCGCAATGAGTGTGTAATATTGCGTTTCGGTCATTTCTTCTTTGCCTTCCAGCGTGCCTTAGCAGCATTCGCCGCGATCTCCGACTTCCTCTTTTTGCTGAGCGCTTTCGCTCGAGCTTTACCGCCCACCAGGCCCGCGGTACGCGCACTCTCGGCGCGTTCTTCCGGCGTCATCGACGCTGCGCGCAGTTTCGCTAGTTCCACCGCTGCCGCGTTCTTCTTCTTGGTAGCCACGCAATCAGTTTAGCGCTTTTCCACCGCACGCCAAGAATGAGACTAAAGTACCATTGTGTCGAGCGCACGTCAAGCATACACTGGGTATGTACTTAGGTACACAGGAGAAACGATGCAAATGAATGAATACGAGGCCCACCCCTACGATGGCCTCGTGGAAGACCCGGAACCAGAGTGCAGCTGCGAAGCATCCTTTGGTGCTATTAAGCCCATCTACTGCCCCGTGCATGAAATCTGGTCTGATGACCTTGAGATCGCTATGCAGGAGCAAGCCGAGAAGGAGGCTGCGTAATGGCTAGCCCGGTCGCAACGCGCAGAGATACGTTGTCGTTT